CTTCCGAACTTCTGTCGGGACTTCGAAAGGAGTCTCGACGCTGGGCGGATTGCCCCTGGATCGTTTGCTTCTTTCAGGAAGCTGCGGTCCGGAATTCCTGCATTTCTGCAGGGACTCCTGTGCAATGTTTTCGACCAGCGAGGGGAGCTTCTTGCGGAGCCGTCGGTTGACTGCGTTCGTCTCGTGAGGCAGTTATGCCTTTACGGGAAGAAGGTCCTGCATGAGTGCGCTGAGAAGCGCGTGCAGGCCGCAGCCGACAGGTTCGTGCAATGCGACAACGAATGTGTCTTCCCCGAGTCCCAGCTTGTCCGGTGGTACCGGAAAGTCGCAGACATTATTGTCAGCGGCTTGGACCTCTCCCTTGAGGGGATGGTTCCCAGACATGGACCTGGAGCGACACAGGAGGGCATTTCCGGAAACGGAAAGTGGACCTTCCAGACGTGGCACGCCCGCTTGGAGGAAGTCGGGTTTACTCGACAACTCTTTGCGAGGGCTTCTCAAACGGAGCCCAGCCCTGAAGAGGGCTACGTTGTGCCGCGCCTCGTCGACCCTGGGGACGAGGCCCCTTCACGGGTTTGCTTCGTTCCTAAGACGCAACGCGCGCCTCGGATCATCGCTGTAGAGCCCGTGTGCATGCAGTATGCACAGCAGGGCTTGAAGGCGGTCCTGGTTTCTGCCCTTGAGAAAGGCAGATTTACGAGCGGTCACGTTGAATTTCGTGATCAGCGCGTGAACCAGCGATTGGCACTTTCTTCGTCCCAGAATGGCCAACGGGCTACTCTGGACATGAAGGAGGCCAGTGACCTTGTTGCGTTGGACCACGTTGAGTGGCTTTTCAGAACCCAACCGGAGTTTCTCCGGGTGGCCCTGGCGAGTCGCTCGACACGGTCTGAACTTCCCGATGGTCGGGTGACCGATCTAAAGAAGTTCGCGTCGATGGGGTCCGCACTCTGTTTTCCAGTCGAAGCGTTGGTGTTCTTCGTGAGCATCGTCGCATCTCGGCTGTTGAGAGCAGGGATTTTCCCCACCGAACGGAACGTCTATTCATCTGGACGTTCCGTTTACGTTTACGGGGATGACATAATTGTCCCCGCGAGCGAGGCACCTGAGATCTGTGATGATCTAGAGGCCCTAGGCTTCCGGGTCAACCGTCACAAGTCTTTCTGGACAGGTCAGTTCAGGGAGTCTTGTGGCTGCGACGCGTTCCGCGGTGAGGAGGTGACGCCAGTCTACCTCCGCCGGGACGTGCCGCAGGATCGCAAGGACGTTTCCGCAGTTCTCTCGACTGTGGCCACGGCGAACCAGCTTTTCTCAGCTGGCTATTACGTGGCTGCCCTCCATCTTAAGGAAAAGGTGGAACGTTGCCTCGGGCCTTTGCCTGAGGTGAGTCTTGAGTCTGCCGCCATCGGCTGGCACTTCCACAGCGAAGTTGTGCCTCGCCGCCGTTGGAACAGGCGTTGGCAGCGGCTGGAAAGCCGCTGTTACACGTCTTACCAACCGAAGCAGTCTGACCCCCTTGAGGGCGATGCTGCTCTGGCGAAGTGTTATCGGGTCGTCGGCAAGGGCTGGATAAGCCCCGTCGATCCGGAACATCTTGAGATGTCCC